GATAGTTTGCTGAAAGCGCTCCTGCCTTTGTGAGTGAGTTGAATAATGTAGACTTTCCGACGTTCGGAAGTCCGACGATGCCTAATTTCATTTTTGATTTTACCTACTCAAAAACCCATTGTTTAAGGGATTTTTGCCTTTCTATTTTTGATTTATGTACCAATTCTGTACCAATTTGATTGGATATACTATATTTTTGATTATTTTATATTACTTTGAGTGCTTCTGCTACTCTGTCCATTTCTAAGTTCTTTTGCTCGTCTGTCGTGTGAACGTAAAGGTTCATTGTGATGCCTATGTTCGAGTGCCCCAATATTGTCTGCAAGGTTTTCGGAGTCATACCGGCTTCAATACATCTTGTTGCGAACGTATGCCTCAATACGTGCATTGAAAATCTCGGTATCTGTGCTCTGTCACACGCTTTGTAAATTCCGGTATCATATGTGCTGTTTTTCACAGGTGCTCCGGTCTTGCACAAAAACACTCTATCTCTCCATTGGATGTCAATAAATTTGAATGAAGCATTTTTGGCTTTCTGCAATTTCAATAGCGATACAGCTTCATCGGTTAGTGGAATTGTCCTGTATCCCGATTTGCTCTTAGGTGGCCCCTCTCTCCACTCTCCTGTTGAATGTCTATACTCTAAGCTCCTGACGATTTTGATTGTTTTGGCTTTGAAGTCTACATCTTCCCATTTAAGCCCGACAAGCTCACCTGTCCTTAATCCGGTCTGCAAGGCAAATCTGTATTGATACTCGTATGATGTACCTTTGATAGCTTCACAGAATTTTTTCTGATTTTCAATCGTCAGTGCTTCTTTCTTTGAAGATTCCTTACCGATGTCGGATTTCACCATGCGGTTGCACGGATTTTTGGGGATAATCTCGCTTTGATATGCATAGTCAAGCATATTGTATAACGCTATGCGTGTCTGATATATCGTTGCTGTCCTGTAATCCTCGTCAGCCATATTAGTCATTATCTTTTGGCAGTGAAGCGTATTAACCTCTCGCAGTATCTTATTTCCGATAACAGGCTTTATGTTGCGATTGTATCTCTCGGTGTAGTTCCTTAGTGTGTTCGGTCTTACTGTGCGCTTCTTAACGCTTATCCAGTACTCAAACCATGCGTCAACCAACATGTCAGACGGAAAGTCGGGGTTACTGTGTTCATCAGTGTACTGCTCATCGGCAAGCCACTTTTTACACTCTTGTAGTTTTGCAAATAATTTCTGCACTCGCTTTCCGTTCCTTGTCGTGTATCTACCGACATAGTACTTGTCTTTTCTCTGACTAATGCCTCTGCCTAGTTCTTTACCTTTCAAGTCCTTTCCCATATTAAATTTTTCGCTCCTTTCACTTATGGAAAAAGCCTTATGCAATTTATTATAATATCACATAAGGCTACATAAGTCCACATTTGATTATATCTCTATCGTCTCTGCGATATACTTTTCAAACTCTTTTCGCTTGATTAATCGTCTCTTTCCGACATACATAACAAATTGGCACCTTGGGTTATTTGTTATTTCCCGGAGCTTGTTCACTCCGATGTTACTATATTCCGCAGCTTCATCAATCGTCAGCGTTACTTTTTCCCATATAGGTACTTTGTTAATCATTGCCCGACTCCTTTCTATCTTTTCTTTAATGTCTGCCACTCTCCGGGAAGTGGTCGTTTTTGAAATTAATAGTCTCTGTGATATTTCTTCAAGGCTTTTATCAGTGACTAGTAACTTAAAAACTTCCTCTTCCTCATCGGTGAAATTGGCATTTTTCATAATTTCTTCAAGTTCCGGCTTAGTAAGTTTTGAAAACTTCATAAGCCTGTCTCCTATTCTTCGGTTTTGCTTGCACTGTGTATACAAGTATTTGAGTATCGGCATGAGCTGTTACACGGCTTGTTGTCCTCGTATACACATTGTCTTTTAATCGGCTCTATATCACTTATAGTTCTGCTATTCATCTGCTCTCCCATTCCTCGCAACAATCGGTGTAATCTGTCCAATCAGCCACATATTCGCTATCTTGGTTACAGCATGCCCAACCTTGCGATATGTCCTCGTACTGATGATATTTGCAATTTCCACAACATTCATCCATTTTTGCTATTCTCCTTTACATTTACATGGTATCTGCAAATCTTACAATATTCTTCTTCCATTCCAGCGCAACAACCTATTCCTTTCTGATAAATTAATTAATGTTTAATATTTTCACTACACCACTGCTCTTGTATCTCATCATCGGTCTTATCTCGTCCGTGAATGTCGTACCATGCAAGTGCTACCTCTGTCAGACCGATTATGTCGAATACTATGAGTACAGTGTATACTACTGTTGTTATGCCGGTCATTCTGTATCACCCCAATCGAATTTTTGACCACAATTCATGCAATGAAAGTAGAAAGTCTTATTATCAGCCGGTATTCTGTCTGTCAAAATTTCTCCACATTTCGGACAGCACAAGTACTGCTCTTCCAAATTTTCAAAATACTGCTTCATGATAGGTTTCTTTGGGATTTGCTTTTCTATTGCTGATATTGCAAATCTAATTGCTTCTAAAACGTTGTAATCAGGGTATGGCTTCCATCTTTCTTTTAGATACTCAAAATGCATTCGCAAAAATTCAATTGCCTTTTTCGCTGTCATATTATCCCTCACTTTCCAATGGCTCCGAATTGTCAAATCTGTTACCATTAACTTCAATTGTGCTTCCATAGCATTCTTCAAACTCAGATTTGTGACCGTCTGCATCTTCAACATTCCAACACATATCCTCTTGATTCCAGATAATCTCGTAAAAAGTTCTTTCGTCAGAATCCCATACAATATCATTCTCCCAAATCAGCTTGCCGTTCTTGTCTTTCAAGCCTGTGCATTGGCAGATGGTGGATGGGTCTACTCTGTACCAATTCTCAAATCCAAGATTTCCGTAACCACGTTTGATATGTTTTGTGAACATATTGCTATTCTTAGTGGGAATTATAATTGCTTCCCATCCATCTGTTGCATCACAGCTTTGAATAAGGTTTCCTTGTACCCATTCTCCATTATCAAGTCTCTTAGCCTTGTACAAATATCTGTCCATATTCTCTCCTATTCTGCTTCTGATTGAAGCCATTCAAGTATACACTTCTTGCACATCCCTACATTATCTACATAAGGGCACTCGTCTATATACATAACTTCAAGGCAACTATTAAATAATGTATCAGCTAACTCTTCATCCGACATATTCCTTATCCTGTCGGCATTGGTCTGTTTACTATCACATCTGTGGCAAGGTTCATCCTCTCTTGAATTGCTATTGTGCTGGCAGTTACAAGAAATCTTTTCTTCACTATCATCAAATACCCTTAAAAACTTTTCAGCAATTTCTTTCTCGTATCTACCACACATACCTTTGCAATCAATATCCGCAATAACCCTTGAAAAGAAATCTTTGAATTTGTCAACAATATAATCTCCTGTGAAATCGTTAGGTATATCAATTACTACTTTCATCTTCTCCACCTCTCAATTCTTTCAGTTTTTCCTCGGCTTCTGATTTTGTGAGAAATACAGTTTTACCAAAATTATCTATATCAGAGTAAGTGAAAGGGAATTTTGTTACCTTGTGCTTATAAACTGTTCGGTAATATGTCTTTCCTTTTACTACTACTTTTTCTCGAACATCATCCCACCAATTAATGTCGTAGACTTCTGTTCCAATTTTACAAGGTAGTTTAACAAGTTTTCCCTGTTCCTCTAAGTCCTCGTAATCAGCAAGTTTTTTAACCATATCTTCAACAAGTTCGCAATGACAATCACTGTTACGACATGCATCGCAATATGAAGTATATACTGCGCAAGAATTTTCTCCATAGTTTCTATTCGTTAATCTCTCCATTACTGCTCCTTTCCGGAAGTTTGGCTAGTTTCCATGGTGTACACCTATCACCACTCCACGATGCTGCTCCATTGCTCCAAGCATAAACTATCCCATTCTCATATTTCGCAAAATATCTTTTAACCCACTTGGAAAAAATATTATCTCTTACCAGTATTGGTGTATCAACTGCAACTTTTGACCAGTCAACAGGCGGTCCAACGTATTCACTATTCGCCCATTTTTTCCTTGCACCTTTGCAACATTCAGTATAGAATAAACAATCTCTGCACTCTAAGCTGTTGCACGCTATCGGCTCTAATGTTGCTTTGTTAACTGCTAATCTGACACCACTGCAAGCAATATCTAAAATCTTTTCTGCGAATTTCTCTCTATTTGTCATTGTCTGATACTCCTTTCCCATAATCCGGCATGTGCTTGAATCTCTCATATGCCTTATTGTCTCTGTGTTTTTCCATGTAGGCTTTC